GTCTAAAACAATGTCGTAAGGCGTGTTCGCTGGAATGTAGTGGTCCGTTACGGCCGCATTTGCGCTGCTCTCAACGGCCCGGTAGTGGGCGGGCTGTGTCGCGACAATGCGAACCATTACGTTCTTGTTGGTAAAGGTCGAAGTCATTGCACCAACCGCGGCCGAGAACGGAACACCCGTCATGGACTGACCAGGGACGAACGGTACTTCTACCGTCCTCCCATTTGCGTCAGTCGGAAGCCTAGCTTTGTTTTTCATCGAACGGGCCTCCTAGCCCTGCTTAAATTAAGCGGACTGCTCGGGCGCTGCTCTGAAGGCAATGTAACTGTAGACCTTCGCACTGACAGAGATTGTGTCGCCAATCGAGAAGCCGTTAGAGCGCATTGTTACGCCAAGCGTTGCCTCAAGACCCATGGAGTCCGGGGTAGACGCATCGCCGCGGATATAAGCCGCTTTGGCGGCCCCAATTCCGTCATGGCCGATATAAACGGCGCTTCCGAGGTTTCTAACGAGAACGACGCAGTTGGGCGTCCATGTGCCAAGCGCGGTGCTCTGCACAATCTCGTTGAGGTTTGAGCCGTTGCCGGTGCAAGTGCCGGTTCGTACCTGCTGGTTTCCGCGGGCGGACTCAAAGAGAGCGCGGGCGACTGTCCCGGCGGCGCGGTTGTTGCCATGACCCACCTGGACGGCGAGTTGGTTGGCCTTGGTCGTCTGGGTTAATTTCGCGGCTGTCATAGTCAGGGTATCCTTTTATTTAGGTGAAGGGGGGCAGGGGTACGCGTAACGTCCCTGCCCCACCTGTAGACAAAAGCCCGTGCGCTCTATTCGCCGAGGGCCGTGTAGTAGTAGGTGTTGCCGCTGCGGCTCATTGACCCGCCTGCGACAAAGCCGTGCCCGTCTGGGTCTGTGGCTTGATCGGTCGTATGGAACCCAAGGGTTTCGATACGAAGGAAAGAGCCGGTGGCGCCACGGACAAGCATTGCTGCGCCCGAGGACATACCGGCTTTCCACTTGCCGATTTCCGACTCGTTGCAAGCCTCGATCGCTTGCGGGACAAAGCCGATTAGAACACTCACATTCGACCCGTTGCCGGTGTAAGTGCCTGTTTTTACGTGGATAGTCATAGTGTCGTTTCCTTATTTCTGTGGGGGCGGAGGTCTACTTAGACCCTATGAGATTGCCGTTGCGGCACACTCAGCACGCGCCATCCACGTTTCGTTCAGCCGTACAGCCGTGAAGTAGTGCAAGGCACCTACATAGCCGCGTTGCCCCAAAGGATCAGACTTGTCGCGCTGACTGGTTGGGATCATCACGGGTTCGCAAGCCGCCTTACCCTTCAAGGGCACAACGCCATAAGCGTCCTTGCCGGTGATAAGGACCGGATACACGTCCGAGGAAGCCCCGGTAGTGGAAACGGTGTCTACGACAGCGTTATAGGTGCCACCAGCATCAGCCCACGGGTCCAGATCCGCGGAGAGGACGTAGCGCACGTTTTCACATGAGCCCACTTCTTCTTCGCAGAGGGTTTGACGCGATCCGTATTCAGCGACCGGCGTAAAACTCGGCATTTCCAGGAGGTCGTGTTCCATATCAGTATGGGAAATGCCTGCGTAGGCCGCCCAGACGGCGCGTGTCTGGTAGTTCGGGCTCGCATCCTGGATGCGTGAGATCTTCTTCGCCTTTTGAGCGTTGAGGAACCGTGTGATAGCCCGCTGTTGGGTTTGGTCGATCGGCGTATTGATATCCGTCCGAGCCGCGCCATTAGCACGGTACACGTTCGTACCCGCTTTCACGACGCCCCAGGTGACGGCTTCAATGGTTTGAGCCATCTGGTCAGCAACCGCCTTGAGGCAGTCGTTAAACGCAGAGTCTTCAACCAAGTTCGTCACCCAGTCGGTGAATTCTACCAGGACGCCAAACTGCTGCATCGTTGCAGTGACATCTTCGTAGGTGAACTGTTGGGCGGTCGGTGTGACGCCTTCGGTCAGTGGCGTGGTTGCCGCTGCGAAAGGAACAAGGCGGCGGAAAGTGACGTTATCCGCTTTGTTTGCAGGAAGTGGTTTGGTCATACCAAACTTGCCGAGCACGACGGTTGCCTGAGCCCAGGCAAGCATTTCGATTTCAGCGTAGGTATTTGTCCGTTGGTCGATTACGGCAGTTGTCGTGACAGGCATAACTAGGTCCTCGTAAAAGGCCCCGGTCCGTTAGTGGAGAGCTCTCTCCACTGCTTCGGCTTGCTCCCGTCTTTTCAACCAATGAGTACGCCAATACTCTGAGTCGTCAGTATCGGCGGACGGTGTTGCGCCAGAGCCGGACGTTTCGACAGCGGCGCTAGAATCTAATTGGAGAGATCGACGGATAGCTTCGGGGCTGGGATTGGGTGGATTAGCCGGTTCACCGGCTGGTGAATTTTTCTTAGCCGCCACTATCTCAATCCCATAACCTGTGTCTCGATCGAACTCGCGCATCACCATCGCTACGTCTTTACCGTTCGTCACAAAATCAGTATTCGCCTGGATAATCGACCTAAACTGATCTGATTGTCCGTCAGCCCATGCACCAAACTTCTCACCAAAATCAGGGGACTTAACAACTTCCGTATAGCTGGGGATCAACGCATGTAGAGTAGTATTTTCGCCCGAGAGGTATTCTCTCTCTCGTTCCAGGGATACTTCTTTTGACATCGCCGATATTGGTGCAATCCTGGCTTCTACCGTGTCGCTTTGATTCTTGAGAGCCTTGGTCAAAACACTTTCAACCGCTCCAAGAGCGTCGGGATAGTCCTCTTTTGCAGCAATCCAGTCTGGATCTGTTGTGTAGTCATAACTTGGTACGGGTTCAGCTACCGGCGCCGGGGCGGCGGCAGGGCGTTTTTTAGCTTCTGATCGTGCCGTTCGTAGAGTAGAGATTTCTTGCCCGCGTTCCACGAAACGCTTTTGCATAGCATCAATGGCGGCATGGGCGCTTTCGGGCCCTTCGTCACGTTGCTTTTTCAAAAGTGCGATATCGGGATCTGTGGCAGCTTTTGCCCATATATCCGGGCCATCGGCGGGCGCTTGCGCGGCCTGTGCTGGTTCTGGATCTGGGTCTGATACTGGTGCTTGTGCCGGTTCCGGGTCGCCTTGAGCCGCCGGGGCGGCCTCCGCTTCCCCTTCTAGGTCGCCTGTCGGTACGTCGCCGTCTGGTTCGATCGCCCCCATACCATCACCATTCGGATCGGCATGCTTTGCGGACATTTGAGCCCAGTCGTCGTCGTATTGCTTCTGATCCACACCATCGGGTGCCGGCGCATTTGCGGCGGTATCCTCATCGGCAGGGGTCTTTGCGGTCGCAGGTTTCTTAGCCAAGTCTAGTCTCCTAAAGCGGCAGCATTAACTGGCGCTAATCACATGAAGGTAAGCCTTGGTCTAATATGTCAATGAATTTCCGACTGAGATAATCCAGGGGCAATCTTCGGAGGGGGCTTTGTCTCTGCCATCAGAAGGGTTGTACGCATGGCTTTTATGTAACCCCGCCAGTAGCCATCGCCCTCGGGTGTCGCCCCATCCTCCAGAAATCCCCTGGCTTCTTCGATATTCGCTTTAAGTTTCGTTTCGATTGCGGCCCAAGTCGGGCTGTGCTGGTCGATCTTGAATTCATCGCTCATTGGACGGTGCCCGTGGTTGAGATATTCGGGTTAGGCGCTGTGGCCTTAACGACCATTTGGCGCTGCGTCAGGGCAGCATCCACGGCGGTCGCCCGCTCCTTGGCGGCAATCTCACGGTCCTTCTGGGCTAGGCTCTCACGGTTTTTGAGTAGATCCGCCTGTATCTTCTCCATAGAAAGGCCCGAAGTCTGGGACAACTTCATCATCTGGGTCTCGCGGTCCATTACGGCCTTGTCCATTGCGGTCTGGCCGGTCATTCGAGCTATTTCCAGCTTAATTTCATCTGGCGAAGGCGGTGGCGGTGGCGCTGTGGCCTGCTTTTCTTCTTCCTCGGCCAATTCCTCGTCCGTCATAACCAGTTTAGAGGATTCAATCATCATGGTCTTGGAGAGCTCGCGTAGGCCGTCCACATGCTTGATATATGGCGCGTACACTTCGCTTTCTCCGAATCCTCGCAGGAACTCAGTGAGGTTCTTGGACTGCATATCCCGGACCAGAAGCACCGAAGATCCACGGGCCTCGACCTCCATATCTCCCTTGATATGCTCTTTAGGGTTGTGCTGCATGTTCCAGTGATAATTACGAGTCAAACAGGGTACGGTGATCTTATCGTCCCAATTTCTGACCGCATCACGGAATATTACATTCGCCGCATTCATGAGCATACCGCGGCCCTCTGCGGTTTCTACATGGGCCCCAGCTTCTCCCTGGGCGACCAGCGGCAGGCTGATTTCCTCGTCCAGGAAAACCATAGCCAGCTTTACGACTTCCAGCAGATATTGAAGGTTTGACGGGGTATTGAAGCTCTCAAACGGCGGTGCGGACCCAGGAGGAAGGGTCTTTCCAGTCTGGTATAACCAGGCCTTCATCCCTCTCAGGTGCCAATCGCCGTCGGCAGGCTCAAGGATATTCTGGTTAATAACGATCTGATTGCCGACACTGATATCGGCGTTATCCATCATCATGCGCCATGCGGCGTTAATGATCGACTGGGCGTTGCGGGCCAGATATGGCACCCCAAACCCGAATATGGACGTGGTATCCTCGACGAAACAGGCCGCAGAGTAGACAGAATCGCCGGAATCCAGAGGATGCGGCCCCAATTTGAGTGGTTTTCCGTCACTAAACCAGAGAACGACCTTCTGTTCTACGAGCGGGTCCTCCTCCTCTAGCGTGGATATAACCGTCGCGGCATCGTTCGGGTTCATAATTGATCTGGCGATAGAGTCTATTTCAGCGCCAGTTAGCGGGCCGTGGTATTCCCAGACAATATAACGATTTTCAAGCGAAACATTCTGGTTGTTGGTGATTTCCCGGATGCTTTGGAGGTAGTTCGGCGCCTGCTCCATCGGCTTGCTTTTGAGGAGCTCGCGGATCTGATTGCGGTCGAAACCGGGCTTTCTAGCCAGTTTTCTAAGCTGTGACTTGGTATAGGCGTGGCGTTCGTAGAAGAATTCGCACTCGTCGATGGTCCGGGCGTTCATATCCGGGAAGAAGTCCCAGGGGTCTACGCGGTTCCATTCGGGGCGTGGGTCGGTCTGTACGTCTAGCTTCCATTCGCCGTCAGCGACGGTCCAGCCACCCCGGATACGGCTTTTACTGAGCGGGCCCTTCATAACGACCGTGCCGATCTTGGTCATATCCTTAATACCGACGCGGCATTTCTCGCCAAACTTGGACTCTACAAGCTGGTCCTCGTTTTCCTTCTCCATCGCCTCGCCGACGGTCTTGGCTTCTTCAAGTTCATGGGCTGCCTCAATAGCGGCCTGGGCGAAGGGTTGAGCCTTGGCGGCCGCCTCCTTCTCCTGCACACGCATATTGTCGGCGTATTCCTGGTCGATCGCGGTCGATGCGAGCTTGCTGTAGAGATTGGCCTGCTTAATGAGCTTCCGCGATTCAGCGCGGGATTTCTCTAGCTTGTTGTTCAGTGTGGGTACGGGCGTTGGGCCCATGGCCCAGTTCTTGTCGTCTGTCGGGAAAAGAATATCCCCGATTCTCGCGCTCCAGGCGTTTGTTTTCGGTCTGGTTAGGTTGGCGAACACCTTGGACTGCTTGGCTGCGTCGAGGGCGGCCTCTGTTCCTGGCTCATATCTGCCGTGGTATTGGCGTAAATCTTGAATCCACCGCTGTTCGATTGAGGACTTCTTGCCGACCTGCTCAAGGGCTTCCTTGTCCAAACGGTCGCAAATAGCGGCCACAGCGGCAGTTGT